TGACGCAGCAATAGAAATATCTTGACCACTTTGAGTAAGAGTTACATTTGTGCCACCAGTAAGAGTAACAGCTCCTTTCAGTGAGCTATCTCCTGTTTTTTTAATTGATGTAACCCCAGGTGGTGATCCTATAATCATATTATGCTATTTCTATGTAACGTACTGATATTGTACCTGCTTGTTCTTCAGCTATTGCATTAACTGGTCCTGTATAGTCTTCAAATCCAACTATTTGATTTGCTAAAACTGGAAATGAAGTTGTAGATGCCGCAGTTCCAGTCGATATATATAAATTACTAGTACTTGCATGAGTAAACATTACAGATTTTCTTTGAGCAGTAGTTAAAACAAGATTCGTGCTTGCATCCGCACCTATACTAACTGCAGCGGTTGTAGAGTTTACTGAATGAGCAAGAATAGTACGAAATGTTCCATTGCTTGCATCTCCAAAATTTACATCTATCGGGTTACTTCCTACTTGAGTCATATTAGTTACCCATGGAGTAGTGCTCTGGGTAACTGCTACAGTACCAATGACAGACACTGAATCAGTGGCACCTGAAACTTGTTTAACGTCAAGGGTAAATGGTTGGGATGTAATTTCAGTGCTAAAAACACTTCCGCTAACTTGTCGAATATCTAACGAAAACGGTTGTGATGTAATTTCTATACTATCAACACTACCTGATACCTGACGCACTGCGAGTGTAATATCCTGTGCAATTATATTTACAGAAGTTGCTACGTCTGTAACGTTTACGACTCTTAAAACACCTGTATTATCTACTCCAGAACCAAACCCAGTAGTTAAACCATTTATCTGCCTAACATCTATACTTGACACAGCATTTTGAACTTGATATACGCGGAAAACACCCGCACCATCTTCTGTTCCTACTGCTACACCAGTACCGCCGTACTGTAAAACGTTAATACTGTCAATTGAACCGCTTACCTGCTTCACATCTAAAGTAAAGGGCTGAGACGCTATAGATATACTATCAACACCACCGCTTGCTTGTTTTGTATCAAGTGTAAAAGGTTGACTGGCTATTTCTATACTCCAATTCGCCCCACTTACTTGTTTTACATCGAGGGTCGAACCAGTACTTATTGGTACCGTTTCTGTGATAGACCAGTTTCTATCACGAGGATCAAGTGAATTCCCGTCGCCGTTTAAAATTGTCGCACCAATACTTCCAGTAAACCCAATAACATTTACTGAAGTTGCAACATCTGTAACATTAACTACTCTTTGTACACCTGCACCTGCAACTCCACTATTAAGAGCAATGTCATTTCCCCCAAGCTGAATTACATTTATAGAATCAACTGAACCACTAACTTGAGATATAGCGAACCCAGATCCAGTAACCTTTATGGCATCAAGTGCAACGTCTATTACAGATCTTCCACCAGATCCTAAAATATCTGTAATTATAGATTTTCCACTTCCTCCACCAACGCCACCTAATGAACCTGCTATGTACGGATTACCCTTGTTATCGGTTAAAATAACTGGTAATGGTTTTCCATAATTAACATTTACTATTTCCGTTTTCATTACTTCTGGAAACTTTTGTTGTTCTGGAAATTTTATCTCAGGAAACGGTTTTTGTTCCGGTATGTTTACTGTTACCTGTGGTTTAGGAACATTAATTGTTGGAATTTTTATCTCAGGAATTATTATGTCTGGTATTTTAATTTCAGGTACGATAACATTTGGTACTCTTACTTCAGGTGATTGGATTTTTAACTCACCGATTGTTTTTTTAAGTTCTTCGGAAAGTTGTTTTTGATTATAATTTTGTTTGTCTACAAATTTATCAAGAAGAGTACGTATAGCACTAGTCAACTCACTTAACGTGGTTGACAATATATTACTTTCTTTTTCCTTTGACTTTGCTTTCTTTTCTTTTAAGGAAGCAATCAAAGAATCTAATTCTTTTAATGGATCGTTACTCATTGTAGTAAGCTAGATAATTCTTGAACCCTGCCAGATATATCAATTTCTGGTTGTTGTGGTTGCTGAGGCTGTTGTGTTTGAACTGCTTGTGGTGTCTGTTCAACTTGCTGTTGCATTTGCATCATTTCTTGTACTTTATCTTCCTCTTCTTCAATCTCACGTAATTCGGCAGTCGTTAAATCTAACATTTCAAGTTCACGCCGTTGAGCAATTTTAACCAATGCTTTATTATTTGGAAACTGTTGTTGAACAAACAAGAACTTCTGTATTCCCTTCATGTTATTTGCTTCTTGTTCAGATGTAGAGCGTACCGTTGGTAGATATCCAGCCTCTGACTTCCAGTCTTTTGGATATACTTCTTTTTTATATAGTTTACCAGATCTTCCAGCTTTAAAAAGAGTAAACTTTTTTGTACTATTTGAACTCATAAGCTTCTCCCATTTAACTGATAATTCATACCAAGATCTCCTGTAAAACTTTGAGATAGTTACGGTTCTTTCATTTGCTGCAGCTGTTGCAATTTCAATCTCTCCAAGTGTTCTTTTCTGTAATGGTAATGATCCCTTTTCTGTTGCGGTAGCGGATGTAGATCGTTCAATGATATTTGTAAGGAAGTTAATTGATTCCATCCCTCCATCCAATCCACCTACACGTACGGGCATAATAGTCTTGTTTGGATCACCAGGTGCTGGAAGCATACGACCTTGTCCAGGTTCATAGGTTTGTGGTTTATATCCTTGAATTGTTGAATCATACCAGTGCATGTTAAAATTCTGCAGCGTACGATTTTCCATCATCTGAGAAAACCAAATATTAAGAATTTTATTTGGTGTCCTAACAATATCAGCAATAGAATCTGAGAAGTAATCTTGTGTTTCTATATCAGTTGTCCATGTAACATAAGGATAAAAATCAACACCCAATAAGTTATCTAAAGAATCTTCAAGTAGTGTTACAAAATCATTTGCATATATAACAACTTCTTTTTCGAACTTATTAGTTTTTGGATTCCATTTATTAGATATTTGTTCGGTAAGATTAATAATAACATCACCTGCGCCAAAACGTGTAAGTTCATCTAATCGAACACCCATTGAACGTAAGCGATACATTTTCTTCTCCCACTCATCTTTATTTTTTAATGTTTGGATTATCCCGTCTTTCGTTGATAAGAATGTTTCAAGTTTTTTTCTTCCTTCCTCAGAATACTTTTTATTAGCAAGTATTTCCGATAGCGACCTAAATATATTTTGATGAATAACGAAACGTGCGGTTTCGATATCCAAAGGATCAACCATCGGATCAATGAGAATATCATATGGATCACATGCTTGAATATCCACCTCTCCGTTTTTCCAATTCAATTTCTTATGGGGTCTCCCATATAAGAGAGCAGTTTTTTTATCTTGCACGTCAATTCCTTCAATGTTTTTACGTAAAGCCCAATCATTCCACATTTCCTGGAATATAATCTCTTTCTCTTCATCACCAGACTTTTCTTGCCAATCGACTGTTGGAATATCATCAATTTTAGAAAGAATCGTATTAATTGTTTCTTTCATCAAAGGAATATTAACCGCCTGACGCTGAGTCAATCGGTTTGTTCGTACATGGTTTCTATATAGTTCGTAGTTCTCATTCCAGTCATTATGTTTTCGTTCTTGAAATTCACGAGCAATCTTCTTCTCTTTCAAAACTTTTGTCATGAATGTGGACATGAGACCTATTGTTGATTCTGGTAATTCATTCTGCATAAAAAAACGAGACACTGTTTTGTGTCCCGCTCAATGTTTGAGGTAGGGTTATTTAAATTGTTCTATAGCTACCTCTATTTTAGCATTCTCAAAAAATTGTGCAAGAGGTTTTTCAGCCTTATCACGTCGCCAAAGGAATGATGTCTTAATACTTCCAGGTAATCCATCTGCATCAAAACTTATTTCAACGGTACCGTTTCGTACAGCAAACACTTTTCGCTCAAAAAGTGTGTGTATTATTCTTCTACATCGTTCAACCTCATCTGGTCCAATACCTTCTATTGTTATATTAATTGTACCTATTTTCATATTTACCTAGTAAACCACCACATAATAAATGTATTGCCTATAAATATAACTAACATCATTTTACTCGTAAGCCCTAAATCTCCCGTAAATGCATAGCTTACCGAACAACCCCACAGGAGTGTAGCAATGCGTAACTTATAGAATTTATTCATAGTCCGACTTCTGGATAGGTGAATACTGGCATAGGACTTGCTTCCATTTTAAATATCGGCTTTTTAAGGATTGATACAAAAGCATACCTAATAGCATCCATGCTGTGTGAAAATTGATGCTCTGGAACATTTAAAACAACCCCATCCTTATCTGTTTCCCATAAATAATTACGATATTCCTTGATGACATTAATCGATCTCTTGGTAATTGAAATGCGTTGTTGTTGAACCAGATCAATACTCCATTTAACGAAAGTATCGCTTTTTGTTTCTCCTCGCTTCTTATCTACCCCAACCGCATTTATTCCATGCAACTTCAATTCATCTATACTTTTAGGCTCAGCTGAATCACACACAACTAATCCATGATTCTCTTGGTTGTTCAATATATCCGCTATTTGTTTATTAGAAAGCCCTTTTTGAAAACATACCTCATCTATAATGTATCCTCCCTGAAAGTAATAGACTGCCACGATAGACGTAGGATCATTAGAATATCCAAAGTCTAGTCCATATCGTTCTAACTTCGCAAAGTGTGGTATTTCATCAATAACATCCCAATCTTTATATATCTTTCCCTCTATTTCACCTAGTTCACCTAAACCATATACTTTCCACCATCCTTTTCTTTCTTTCCTTTGTTCAATAGAATCAACAATCGCCTTATCGAGAGCCTCATTATCTTTATAAGTTAGAATAATATGCTCAATATCATTCCTTTTTTGCTGTAAGTCAGAATAAAACCAAAATTCATTAGTTGGATTCCAGTCCAGATATACAAACTCTTTAGTACGTACTTCAAGTTGGTCAAATGTTTCGTAAGGAATATTATTCGCCTCATTTATAAATAGTCTTTCACGTCTAGGACCACGAACCTTTCCAGGCTGATCTGCTGAAAAGAACTCAATACTGCTTCCTGTTTCAAATGTATAGGTATACTCAGTCTTATTCCATCTATCTGGTCTGAAATACCTATGTTCATTCATTATGGATATAAAGTCCCTAATAGCTCCTCTACGTAAGTGTGGGAATGATTCTGAGACGATACTTGTCAAAGTAGGAGTTTCATCTGCCTGGGCACGTGATATCAAATACATGATAATAGAAACAGTTTTAGAAGCCGATGTTCCACCCTGAACACATCTAATTCTCTGTTTCAATGATTTGATCTTCAGATATGCTTTCGTCTTTATATACATTTGGGTCTAAGGGTATTGGTTTAAATCCAAGATCAACGTCATGATCCTGTTTCGGTCTTCCTTCAAGCATTTGCCATGCAAGCTCTCTATTTTCTTTCGCAAAATGCTCTATAAATTTATCCATATCTTCAGGATGTTCTTCGAGATACTGTCTTACTTTTTCTTTAATCGAAAATGAACCCTTCGGTCTTCCTCCTCCAGGGTTTCCTGGTATAAATTTACCAGTGACTGGGTCTGTGTACGTTTTCT